TGGTAGATCTCCATTCACTACTGTAACCGTATCACCTGCAGCAATTGTAAGCTCAGCAGGATCAAACACCAGGTTCCCATTAGAACCCATTTGTATTTCTGCAGCATATGCCATCCTCGGCATGAAAATAACCGCTGCGGATATAAGCATTATCCACAGCGTCTGTATAAAGGTTTTCATGATATTAGATATGTGCACTGAACATAGACCCTTCAACTAGTATACAGTCTATACTATTAGGGTGACTATGTAAATACTCTACGTCTTGTGTTGCCTGTGTCTTTGCTTGCCAAGCATTCTCTGCGTACTCGCAAATACTTTGATGATGCCTATTTGAATCTAGGTACTGAACGGTATAGTGGGACATGATCTTTCAACTCCACGTTACACCAATATTTATTTTTCTTATAGGTAATATTAACTATTATTATGTGTGTTTCAGCACCATGTTATAGAACCTGGACAACACCTTTCACATCAGGTATCTCCATCATTAACTTCTTCTCTATACCCTGCTTCAAAGTCATAGAACTCATAGCACATGTAGAACATGCACCACCAAGTCTTACTTTAACATAACCTTCTTCTGTCTCAACATACTCTAACCATCCACCATCTGCTTCGATGTATGGAAGTAGTTCACTAAGAACTTCAACTACATTATTATCATTCAGTTCCATTTATCTTCTCGGATCCGCCTATATTGCAATCAATATCAGATTCACAATTTTCAGACCCACCTAGAGAGAAAGGATTATATCTTGCCGTAGCAATCTCATACATCTTCTGATGCATGGTCTTCTCCTCTTCTATCTCATCACTCTCATCAGGTTTTTCAACACTAAACCAATCATCAGGAGGTTCATATTCTGATGGTGCAGTATCTTCCCAGTCAGGAGGTTGACCATCAGGATGATACTTATTACTACCATTAGTGGCTAATGGCATTTTATCTAAAGGATTTTCAAACCACTCCTCAGGATCCACTCCCATATTATTAACCATAATCCTACAGTAATATTGCTCCTATTATAAACCCTTTAGCAAATGAAATGCAAACTACTTGATAGTCTGTAAGATTCCATTTGTCTTGGCATTTTTTAATAAGTTTCTTATCCCATTCAACTACTTTGTCGAATGCTCCTTTAACCTTGTTCATCTTTCCAGGGGGTGGGTTCATTTATATTTATCCAACGCCGGATCCATTTAAGAAGTCGTTTCATCTATATCCTCACAACCAGCAAAGTCCATTGCCATTTGTCCTCCTATTTCTGCACCCTGTTCCATACCGAGCATGGTAGCAGCACCAGCAAGCACCCAACCCACATAAGGCACAGAGGCAAGACCAGAAGTACCAACAGCGGCACCGATGCTACCGCCCACAATCTTTCCTGTCGATTCTCCTCCACCTGCCGCCTTGATACACTTGATACGGGCGGCACTGATCTTTGGGGATCCGTCTGGATTAGATATGTGTCGAGCCCCATCCATCGTGTATTGTTCTTCGTAGTTAGTCTTTGACCTACCAAATCCAAGAAAGCCAGCAGGTCTTTCGACGCTTTTTCTAACCCCCAATCTTAAAGGATCATTTGCACGATAGTTAATTGCATAACCATCCTTATCTGCGCGTACACTATAAGAAGTATACTCTGTAATAGGTAAATCTAATTTTGGAAAAGAACTACGGTTAGCAAGCAACCCAATCATACCGATATGAGAGATGCCTACTACCGTACCTAAACTAATTCCTATCCACTTGTTCATAATATACTCCTCAATTTATGCTTTTGGTGGTTCCTTTGGTGTAACAGGTGTGATTGCTATAGGTGCCTGCTCTATTCTTATTGTCTGTGCAGGTGCTGCTTGAGTTGCTTTCTCAATCAGTGCTTCCATATCTGCCTTAGATATCTGACCACCAGGACCACTGCCACCACCCTTATCCATCTTCATTGTCCCATCACCTTTCTTAGATGCTGTCTGAATTCCGAAGCTAGCAAGAACTCCAGTGAAGACACTAGCTATAAAAGTTGGATCAATTTTCTGCTGAGGAACTCCAGGTATAGCCACGTAATTTAATGTTAATATTCCCCCGGACCACGCAAGAACGGTAATTCTCACCATGGTTGAGATGATTGCTGCTTGCTCTTCTGCATCAGGTAGAATAGCAGCCTTTGCTTTGCCAAAGAAACCTTTTTTCTTTTCTTCTTTGTGACCTTCTTCATGAAGATCTTCTTTAACTTCTTCTGGCATAAAAATAAGGTGACTATTTCTATATAGCCACCTTAGATATTATTTAAAATTTCTGAACGCCTAATCCAGGAGCACTTGCTTGAGGAGCAGTAGGTGCAAGATCATTAGACCCAAGAGGAAGTTCAGGTGCTATGCCAGTACCCGGAAGACCGCCTCCCAAACCTCCAAGCACAGATTCCATAACTTGTGATTTAACTCCATCAACGATGGAAGCGCGGTTGACGTATACATATAACCCACTGCCAACAACGGCAGCAGATACAACAGCAGACGACACAGCAAGTACATTAACTATTTTTTGACAAGACATTTTACTAAGTCGAGTTATTTATTTAGCAGTATAGTATGCTTTGAAATAACTGACAAGCCCTGCTGTAGTTGATTGCTTACTACACCATTCATTTGCACATTCATATATTGCTCTATTAGGATAATCCGTATAAGGACTATCATCTCCAAAATTCTTCATCAATATAAGTAATGCTTCTTGGCGCAACTTCATCTTTGGCGCTGAATACCTCCAATCTTCCCCAACCTTTAACTCGCTAGCTGAATAGGTAGTAGTCATTTGCTTTATTTGATATTTATTCTACAGTAGTCCTAGAGACCCCGCAGTTATCCCGATACTAACAAAAAACCCGAACTCTAGCAAGTCTCTAGCACCAGGAGGTGTAGATATCATAACACTAGTTAAGAATGTACTGAGCAGCATCGAAATATACGTAAGCAGCGACTGAAGATAAGAAAATTAATTGATACATTATGCTCCGGAGGGAACGGTAACGGGAACTGGTTGCATTACCCGTATACCTTTTCCTCCTTGGGAATCGTCATCGTCATCATCATTAAATCCACCACCAGCAGCAAAATAGAATCCTAAGAGGATTAGTACTGGAAAGAATGGGAATAGTAATGCCCAAACTGGTGAAACTGATTCTGTTGCGTAGACTAATTCTCCCATGGAAGTAAGTAATACGAGTAATTATTTAGAAATATTAAGTTTTGTTAGAAAAGAAACACACCTTGTGCTTGAAAGAACTCATGCACCAAAGGGTTATGAAGATACTGACGGTAGAATTCTAATACTACCATCGACACAACCCATGTGATACCTGTGTCTCTGAGTGACCACAGAAGAGTCATTAGAAAAGACCTGGAATGATTTGTCCAGTTGTAACGTATGCACCAATAGCAGCAACGAATCCTATCATTGCCCAACGACCATTAGCAAGCTCAGCGGCCTTGCTCTGGTCAACATCCATTACTTCTACACGAGGTTCAGAAGCAAACATATTCTGACGGCCACCGTCTTCGGTTGTAACTGTTGCGGAAGAGTTAGTCATCGTTGTGTAAAGAAACATTACACAATTATATAGCAAAGATTAAATTTAGACAAGGTATTATTACCTAGTCCTGACAAATAAATTCTAATTGATTTCCTTCAGGGTCTCTCGTATAGAAGGAAACCGTACCATCTCTGTGCTTATAAGGTCTACAACATGAATATCCCATATCCATTAACTCCTTCCACTTCTTTTTCAACTCTTCATGAGTCTCCAAATAGAATGCAACGTGTGGGTCTGCTCTATTATATCCTGGTCCTAATAATGCTATACCTTCCTCAAAGTAAGACCAATCCTCACTCTCCCACTCACAATTAAATCCCAGTGACATGTAATAGGAAACTGCCCTATCCATATCCTTTACACGTATAGCAACGTGATGTAAAAAGTTACCAGTCATCGTCGTCCTGTTCTATTTTTTCTAAGTATTCTTTATTCTGATAACAATATCCATGAGTATCAATCTCCATATGCCAATGAGCCCAAGTATGGATTGCCTGTATACCTCCAAAAACTATTATCATAAACACTGGAAGCATCCATAAGGGGTGGGATACAACTTCTTCTGCTGTTTCCTTTTTCATATTGGATTTGCAGTACAAAATATGTAGGAGGTAGTTTCCTATCGCCGCTAATCCTGAAACTACCAAAGGGGACTACCGCAGCCAGTATTTCTCTGGCACTATATTATAGCATAAAAAAAGGACCCGTGAAGGGTCCTTTGTTTAAGTGTCCTGATTTAATATCAGAAGCTGTACTTAACTCCAAGCTTACCACTGAAGTCAACGATGTCGTCTCCAGAGGAGTCTTCACCAGTGATACCAGCAATTTCGCCGTATACATCAGCGCCGTCAGCAACAGCTACGACAACGCCAACCTTACCGGAGATTTCAGTTTCAGTGTCATCAGAAGAATCTGTATGAACGAAACCAGGACCACCTTGTAGGTAGTAAGATACCTTACCATCTTCTGTTCCGCCGTCGAAACCGAAGTGAAGGTCTGTAGTTGCAGTTGTATATTCGCCATCTGGGTAGGAAGCATTAGCTTCTACGTTAACGTATGGACCTGCAAAAGCAGCGCCAGCGAATAGAGGTGCAGCTGCAACAGCTGCGATTAGAGGTTTAAACATTTTTTTTAGAAAGTGTCTCGCAAGAAAGTAAAGAATCCTGCGGATGATAGAACCCTCGACTAGGGTTCATGTACATTCTACGCAGGGGTACGATCTTTCGGGCCCTTTGTTATGTAAAGTTATTTATCAACTGTCACATTTAGAGTGTGCCAGTTGAGCATGGTTAAGACTATACCTTACTTTTTTCTATCTGTCAACACTACTCCTGGGGTGGTGGTGGAGGAGCAGCACTATTCTCGGTTATCCTTCCAAGATATGGGTCAACATTCATATGTTCATTAATATCCAAAGACGCGCCACTCTGTTGCCACCATTGTAATAATGCATCATGTGGTCCCTTATGAAAAATGCCAATGTGTTCCTGATGAATACTACTCTTAAAGTCCATATTATAAAGGAATATAGGGATAGTATATGTCTTACCTGTCTCTAAAATAGTATCCTCTGAGACTGCTCTAGGTTTAACTCCCTGATCTAACTTCCACTTATCACCACGCATATGATTCTTTAATACCTTACTTGCATGGTGACGACTAATCAAATAGAAAGCAGCAGAGAAATCATTAACAAACTTGAGATGCAACTTAACATGAATATCACCTGTACTAATGATTGTCATCTGCACACAGTCCCAATCATAAGGAAGAAGTGAAAAGAAATCAGTCCACTTAAAATTCCAGTAATGTGCAATATCAAGATTCACATCATCTTCTGCAATGATGCAATACTCATCGTCAGTATTCTCATAGAATTCTTTAATTGCTTTGAGATGTGACATACAACATCCCAACTCACCTTGACTTACATTGTCAGGTATCCTTCCTTTAAGATTATCTGATACATCATCTTCTCTACCATCATACCCAGATATACGTGTATGATTCTCAATCTCCCAGTACTTAAACTGGTTCTCCATATACTCTCTTCTATCCTCATCACTATCTAAATTTAACCAATAGATATGAGGAAGTCCTTTAAGTTTAAAGGCTGCTTTATTCTTGTCCATCAGGAATTCTAATCCAAGTTTCTGGTATTAAATCTTTGGTATCATGGTCCTTTGTATAACCCTTTGTACCAAACCATTGAACAGGTGCAATAACTTTCTTATCCTTATTAGTAGATAACCATGCAGCCCACCAAGAATAGGATGAGTTAGCAATAATAAAATCATCACAGAGAGACATTAAACATAAGTCAACTCTGTTATCATCATTCTCTGAAACAATAAACCTATCATCAGAGAATATCTCTTGTTCTAAACACCATTTAGGATCGTCAGAGAAAACAATTACATTCCTATCATCATCAAACTGTTTCAGTGCTGCTTCATAATACTCTGTAGTAAGGTTAAGATGATTCTCACTGTTAGTTACATAGTCTGTACGACGAACATGGAGAGCAAGTGGTTTCTCTACACCTGCTATCATCTCCTTACAGGGTTTTAAAATCTCTTCCTTAAAAGTAAAGTCTTGACGTATCTCATCTTCAATATGCTTAAAGTATTTCTCTGTCTGGTAATACCCTTGGAGACTTACATGGTCTGGACAAAGATTAAAGAACTCCTCATCGAAATGAAAATGTCTTTCGTTTACTACAGGTGCATGACCATTATTTAATAGACCAACGTTGCATTCCAAATCAAATGAATCAAACAACTCAGTCCTGAGCATATTTCCTATACCATCATTCACTGCCTGAGTGTGGTTGGGAATACAAAAATCTGTTCCTATCTTTCTTGATATACCTTTAACTGCAGCATACTGGAACATCTGATTACACAAACGTCCCTGCCTTCCAAGAGAATTAAATCCTAGCATACTTCCTTTCTTCTTCTTTGTATGTAGTCCTGACTTTCATAATACTCCACCAACTTCTTCTTGTCAAATGTTTTAATAGTATTCCAAAGCTGAAAGTTATCATTAAACTTAGGACTACTGAACCAAGAGTTCTGTGTCCTGGCATGCTCTAAATGATACACATAATCATCCACTCTGGCAATACGATTACCTAGTGTACTCATCCTAAAATA